GCAGAAGAACCTGCAAAGGCAGAAGAACCTGCAAAGGCAGAAGAACCTGCAAAGGTATACAACGAGACAAAGGGTGAAGCACCTACTTTAAAGGAGATGCAACACCTCGTAATATCCAGTGTGAAGTCTGGACACGTTACCCGTGACGAGATGGCATCTATACTTTTGGAGTTCGGTGGTACCTCACTTTCAAAGGTTAACCCTTCTAAATTCGCATTGCTTAAACAACGCATTGAAAATTACCCCTTGACAAGATGAAAGAACAGATAAACCATAGCGAGCGCGCGCATGCGCTCCTATCTCCCAGTAGCTCACACCGCTGGATGCAGTGTACACCGTCCGCACGGTTGGAAGAAAACATACCGGGCACGGGAAGCGCGGCATCGGAAGAAGGAACAGTAGCTCACGAGTTAGCCGAGCACGCAATAAGAAAGTATTTGGCTGGGGAATACACCCCATTACTTGATGAATTGCCCGTACCAAAAGAGATTGCGGAAAACAAGTATTACAGCCCCGAGATGGATAAGTACGTAACCGACTACGTATGTTACGTGTGCGACGTTTACGAGGTCGTAGAGGGCGCGGAAATGAGTATAGAACGAAAGTTTGACCTAACAATGTACGTACCCGATTGTTTCGGTAGCTGCGACTGCGACATAGTAGGCGAAAAGGTTCTAAACATCATAGACCTTAAGTATGGAAAGGGCGTGAGGGTGGAAGCCGAGAACAACACGCAGCTAATGCTATATGCGCTCGGTGTCCTTCGCTCTTTGCCCCCAGAAAAGCAGTCCAAAATCGAAATGGTACGTATGCACATTGCACAAGTACGTCTGGGGCATTTCCCGGTATTCGAGATGACGTCACGAGATTTAACCCACTGGGCGATACACGTACTAAGACCCACGGCTGAGAAAGCATTTGCCGGGCAGGGAGAAGCGAAAGTGGGGACACACTGCAGATTCTGCAAGTTCAAAGCCCAATGCCGGGCGCAACGTGATGCACTTGTTAATGAGTTCGAGACCCACGGAGAAACCAAAGCCCTATCTTTGGAAGAAATAGGGGGTATACTGAGTAAGGCAGACATGTTTACCGATTGGTTGGCATCAGTTAAACAGTTTGCGATGTACGAAGCCTTAAGCGGTAAGCACATTAACGGATGGAAGCTGGTGGAAGGCAGGTCGGCACGGGTCATTAAAGACGAAGCAGAAGCCTTAAAACGGCTAACGGAGGCAGGTTTTGACCGGGAATCCCTTATCAATACGAAGATAAAAGGTATCGGAGACCTGGAACGGACCGTAGGAAAGAAGCCGTTAACGGTTCTGCTGGACGGTGTAATAATTAAGCCCCAGGGCGCGCCAACGCTCGCACCGGAAAGCGATAAAAGAGAACCAATACAACCTACTTTGGATATGTTTGAGGAATTAAATTCATAAAAGAAGTTAACGAAAGAACCAACGTAACGAATTAGTTGTTACCTTTGCATCATCGAAAGAGAGATAACAACTAATTTAAAAACGAAAAGATTATGAGTACATTTAAATTCAACCAGGGAACAATGAGTAACGAAGATCTTGACAAGCGAACAAGGTTTTGTAATAAGAAGCGATTCCGAACATGGAGTAAAAAGGAACTCGAAAGAAGCTCAAAGAACACGCAAGCCCTTTTGGCAATCCTTAAGGAAACAACCGTAGCAGAGCTGGTAGCCATTTTAAAAATGAATAGTGACGAGATTATGGATTATTCCGTCAAGTCGAAAGAGTATATGATATGGATGGCTGGCGAAAAGGACCTAGTATACGCTCTTTCAATAGCCCCAAAGACTTTTAAAGTTAAACAAGGTTAACAGATTGAACAAATTACAGGTTTGTTTGTTATATTTGCATACGATTTAAAATACGGAACGTCCGAACCGCCTAGAGGACAAAAAGAAAAAAAGTGTAATATGAAAGCAATGATTAAAAATGCGAGATTGAGTTATGTACGTGTGTTTGAAGCATCACAAATTAACGGCCAGGGTGACGCAACGTATAGCGTTTGTCTACTTATCCCGAAAGACAGCCCGGAAGTTCCAAAGATTAAGGCGGCAATCGAAGCCGAGCGCGCAACGTTTAAGACTAAATATCCTAAACTCGCAGGAAAAGACCCCAAGACATGGAATAACCCATTAAGAGACGGGGACGAGGAAAAAGACGGTGCCGAATACAAGGGGTGCTACTTCATCAACGCAAAGCGTAAAGAGGCACAAGGCGCGCCTATCGTAATCGACGGTAGAAAACAGTACATCACGGACAAAAACGAGGTGTATAGCGGTTGTTACGGTAATGTAGCTGTTTCCTTCTACCCTTATGAGTTTACCGGTAAGTACGGTGTAGGTGTAGGACTGAACGGAATACAAAAGACAGCGGAAGGTGAACGTTTGGACGGTGGTACAAGCCTTGACGATTTTGATACGGTGGATATTGACGAGAACGACGATTTGTTTAAGTAACCCTTTCGGAGTAAAAAGCATTAGTAAGAACGTGTGGGCGTAAAAGCCCACACAATTTAAAAAGCAAAAAATGGGAAAAAGTGATTCATACATAAACGCACAAGGGGTTAGAATTTCAAAGGCAACGGGCAAACCCGTGAAGAAATATACAAAGCGGGATACAGCGTATTGGAACGCACGCATGAACGGCTATACCGTATCGGGTAGCGAACCTATCGAAGTAGTGGTAGACCCGGTAATAGCAGAGCTTCAAACGCTGTATACCGAAGAAGAACTAAAAGGCATCATAGACCTAAAAAAGGATATCGCGCCTATCGAACTGATAGAAATCCACGCAAAAGCGAAATCAACGCTTGACGAAAGTAACACGGGCTTTTTGATAGCCAGTGACTGGCACGCGGACGAAGTGGTTAAGCCCTCCACCGTTTTAGGAAAGAACGAATATAACCGGGAAATAGCCGAGAAGCGAATAAAAAATTTCTTCTCAAACGCTATCTATATGGTTAAGAAAAAGCCAGTAGATAACCTGGTAGTAGGTCTTATTGGTGATATGATAGGCGGCTACATTCACGACGAACTGGCGCAAACAAACAGCATGTCCCCCATGCAGGGGATACATTTCGTAAAGACGCTGGTAATATCGGGGCTTAAGGCTATCCACGACGAACTGCCGGACCTTCAAAAAATAGTAGTTGTAGGCATATGCGGAAACCATACGAGAACAACGAAGAAAATGCAATTTTCGAACGGCTTCGCAATGAACCACGAATACTTTATGTACAAGGACATTGAGCAGACGTTAACACTTATGGGCTTGACAAAATTCGAGTTCATTATCCCCGAAAGTGAATTCGCCTACCTGGATATATACGGGAAAAAGATTCTGTTCTGCCACGGGCATCAATTTAGAAGCGCGGGCGGCATAGGCGGCATATACCCGAGTATGTTTAAATGGTACGCCAAGCTAAACCAAACAATCAAGATAGATAAGGCGTTCATAGGACATTACCACCAAATGATATACACTAAAGAGGTTTGCGTGAACGGTTCTCTGAAAGGCTTCGACGCTTTCGCAATGGGGCACGGGCTGGCATACGAAGATCCGCAGCAAACATACGTTATTCTGAACGAAAAGCGAGGTTTTATTTTCTACTCACCCATCTTTGCCGATTAAATAATAGGGCTATCAATTGTTAAATAATTGCAATTGATAGCCCTTTTTCTTGTTTATCCAAAACATTTACCTACCTTTGCCGCTGTATTATTATAAACAATTAAAACCAAAGAAATTATGAATTACATGGGAAGTAAGGCAATGTTTGCCAAACACACGGCCCCAATAATAAACGATGCTGTAAAGAAATCAAACGGAATGTTGTTTGAGCCGTTCTGCGGAGGGTGTAACATAACCCCCCATTTTGCTGGGAGAGTTTTTGCGAACGATCTAAACGAAGACCTAATATGTTTATTTAAAGAAGATATTTCGGGGCGTACATTCCCCGAGTACGTAGATATTGAAATGTATAGGGCAGCGAAAAACGGAGAATACGACAAAGCATTAACTGCGTATATCGGTTTTTGTGCATCGTATAATGGTCGATATTTCGAAGGGTTCGTGGGAAATGGATGTCCTACTGCGAAGGGAAAAAGGGATTACCAAAAAGAGGCTATAAGAAATTTCAATAAAACTGTGAAGTCCCTGCGAGACATGCCCTCATTAACTCTATCTTCACTGCCATACAATGAAATGGAAATACCCGAAAACAGTGTTATATATTGCGACCCCCCGTATGACGGCACAAAGCTATACAAAAACGGAGGGTTTGACCATGATAGATTTTGGCATTGGGCTGATATGATGTCCGAAAGTAACACGGTTTTTGTAAGCGAATATTCCACAAGATCTGACCTATTCATACCAACGTGGAGCCTCGATATAAATTCCTCTCTCGGGAGGACAAGTAAACGGGCAACAGAAAAACTATACATATCATTAATTAATTAACAAATATGAAACATTTATTCATTGATTTTGAAACCTATTCCGAAACAGATATTAAAAGCGCTGGCAACTACAAGTATTGTGAAGACCCTGCATTTGAAATACTGTTGTGCGGTTACATGTGGGACACCGACACGGAGGTATCAATAATAGACCTTACAACCCCCAACGGGTGTACAGAGTTTAACGAGTTGTTCACCTCTGTAGCTAATGACCCGGAAGTAGTTATAGTAGCCCACAACGCTACGTTTGAGCGCGTCTGTTTGAAGGAATACGGTTTTGATATAAGCCCTATGCGATTTTTCTGTACGGCTAATATGGCGCTCTATTGCGGTATGCCGCCATCGCTTGACGCGGTTTCGCGGATTCTCGATTTGCAGGATAAGAAATTAGGCACGGGAAAAAACCTTATCCGTTATTTCTCCGTACCGTGCAAACCTACCAAAACGAACGGTGGGCGTACCCGTAACCTTCCCGAGCATGACCCGGAAGCCTGGGAAGATTTCAAAGAATACCTCCGCTATGACGTGCTTTCTGAAAAGGAAATATTCGGCAAGTTATCACGGTTTGAATTTCCCGAGATAGAGCAAAAGATATATGCGGCAGACCAGCGTATAAACGATTACGGTATACGGGCAGACCTCGAGCTGGCACGCGCCGCACAGGATATGGACGAAGAATATAAAGCGCGTCTAACCGAAAAAGCCGAAAAGGATTTTGGATTAAGTTCTCTGAAGTCCATGCCACAGTTAAAAGGCTTCATTAAAGAGCGTACGGGCGTGGTTATTGATTCCCTCAATAAGAATAGTATCGAAGATGTTATAAAGACCGTAGCGAGCCTTAAAAACGTTACCGACGTGGATAAGCAAGCAGTATTAGACGTTATCGACCTACGTAGGGAGATAGGTAAAACGTCGAACGCTAAATATACCGCCATCCTTGCAAGTGCAGGACGCGGAGACCGTATTAGAGGACTATTTCGTTACTATGGCGCGAGCCGTACCGGGCGATGGGCTGGGCGCCTTGTTCAATTACAGAACTTACCACAGAACCACATCGAAGACCTTGACGGGGCACGAGACCTTGCAAAGATGCACGACCTTGATATGATGGAAGTTATATATGACAAGCCTACTCATATACTATCGCAGCTTATCCGTACCGTGTTTATCGCCCCGGAAGGGTACACCTTTTCAGTGGCTGACTTCTCGGCAATTGAGGCACGTGTGATTGCCTGGGTGGCTAACGAAAAATGGAGGCTTGATTTGTTCAAAGACCCAAAGGCTGATATATATTGCGCTTCTGCCTCCAAGATGTTCGGTGTTCCCGTCCATAAAGGCGATGAGTTAAGACAGCGCGGAAAGGTTGCCGAGCTTGCATTAGGTTATGGGGGCGGGGTTAACGCCCTTACTACGATGGATACCAAGAAAGCGTTAACAGAAGAAGAAAAACCTCAAATATTGTCAAAATGGAGAGAAGCTAACAAAAAAGTAGTATCTTTATGGAAGTCTTTAGAAAATGCTGCAAAAGCGTGTATAGGAACACGTAGACCACAAACGTTCGTTATTGATGATCTTTCTACGATAACGTTCAGATACGAGGGCGGTGCGATGACTATAGAATTACCGTCTGGGCGAAAACTTTTTTACCCCTCCGCGCGTTTAAGCAGTAGAACAATATCGGGAACGAACGGTGAGTTCGACGTGCAGGATATATCCTACATGGGGCAAGAGCAAACCACGGGCAAATGGGCGAAGTTACACACTTACGGAGGCAAGCTAACGGAGAACATTGTGCAGGCGATAAGCCGCGATTTATTGGCTAATGCGATTTTCAAGGTATTCGATATGGGTTATAACATCGTGCTGCATGTGCACGACGAAATAGCCGCGGAAATACCTAAAGACGGGAACGAAGAATTAACGCTTAACGCGATGATAGACGCGATGTGCAGCGCCCCAGGGTGGGCGGCTAACATCCCGTTGCGAGCAGCTGGTTACATAACAGACTATTATAAAAAAGATTAGGGAATGGATTTAAAGAAAATGACTTTTAAGGTTGCGACCGCTACTAATGCGAAGTCGGTAAGTTGGAAAAACCGTACCTACACATGGGAAGATCTTGTAAAGAGGTTCACCAGTGCGAAAGTAACGGAAGAAACATACCGTGAGTTCACGGCAGCGAGCAAAGCTGAACAAGGTGCAATTAAAGACGTAGGCGCATTCATGGGTGGCGAGTTATTCGGTAGCAGACGTAACAAAAACAACGTAGGCGAACGCTCACTATTGACGCTTGACATCGACTTCGGGGAGACTGACTTCCCGGAGCGTTTTTTCGCGGCAATAAATTGTGCCTGCATCATACACGGGACACATAAGCATAATCCGAAAGCAGGGGTGTTTCGCTATCGTGTTATCATTCCGTTGTCCGAACCCGTGGACGGTGAGCAGTACGAAGCTATTGCCAGGAAGGTTGCCGAGATTACCGGGATAGATTTGTATGACCGAACGACCTTCCAGCCCGAACGCTGTATGTTCTTCCCATCCGTGTCCCGAGACGTAGACTATGATTACACCGACTATTCACAGTTGTGCGAGTTTCCTTTAGACGTCAACGAATACCTTAACATGTACGAAGATTGGCACGACACAACGGAATGGGCATACCACAAGGATGAGAAAGGCGAAGTACGTACCTTTGTTAAGGAGCAGCAAGACCCCACTTTAAAGGAAGGCACGGTAGGTGACTTTTGCCGGGCGTACACCATTTCAGAAGTCATCGCGGAATATTTGCCGGACGTCTACGAGCCGACAGACCAGCCCGACAGATGGACATATACCGGGGGTTCTACATCGGGCGGTATGCTTACTTTTGATGATAAGTTCGCCTATTCGTTCCACAACAACGACCCCATCCAAGGCAACCACGTGTTTAACGCCTACGACCTTGTACGTGTGCACAAGTTCGGTAAGATGGATAAGGGACAAGACCGTAAGAAGTCAACGGACGCAATGAACGAACTTGTAAACAAGGACGCAAAGGTAGCGGAAATGCGCGCGTCTCGTTTGCTGGTAAAGGCTGCCGAGGTTATGAACGACTTCGAGGAGACGATAGATCCCGAAGATGTTCACGATAACGTGCCCGAGGTATCATTTGAAAAAGTGATGGCGGAACTCGAAGTAGATAAAAAAGGCAATTACTTGCCGAGCGCAAAGAACCTGGGTTTAATACTTAAGTATGACCCGAATTTAAAAGGCTTGATAGCCCGTGACCTATTTAAAGAACGCAGGGTTGTTACCCGTACCCCAATATGGAGACCAAAGGATAGCAGCACGGACTTTCAAGACGTAGATTTTGCAGGCGTTAGAAAACATATAGAAGATGTTTACGGCATTAGTAGCTCGTTTAAGGTAGATGATGCTATATCACTGGTTGCCGAGATTAACTCTTTCCACCCGGTGCAGAACTATCTGACAAAATTAGAATGGGACGGCACGCAGCGCGTAGATACAGCGTTGATTGACATACTCGGTGCAGAGGATAACATATACACCCGCGAGGCGTTCCGTATCATGATGGTAGGTGCGGTTAAACGTATCTTCCAAAAAGGTTGCAAATTCGATAGTATGCTGGTCTTGCAGTCAGACCAGGGAGCAGGGAAAAGTACATTCCTTAAGATGCTCGGCAAGCAATGGTTCTCGGATAGCTTGTCAACGATGGATGGCAAGTCAGCGTTTGAGCAATTGCAAGGTAGCTGGATCTTGGAAATTGCCGAGTTATCAGCAATGAGACGTTCAGAAGTGGAGATGGTTAAGAATTTCATCACCAAGACCGAGGACAGTTTTAGACCGGCGTACGGGCGCGTTACCAAGAACTTTCCGCGCCAGTGCGTTTTCTTTGGTACAACCAATAAGGACGAGTTTTTGAAGGACGCAACCGGGGGGCGTAGATTCCTACCCGTGCGTGTACGTGCCAACGAAAACACCCATCTTATCTTCGAGGCTGATTTCCCGGCATACGTAGACCAGTTATGGGCGGAAGCCGTTAACATGTATTTCCGCGGTGTGTCTACGTTGTTGTCAGCGGAAGCGGAGGTAATCGCAGAACAAGGCAGGGAGGAACACTTCGAGACAGACCCGCGTACCGAAGCCGTTGCAAGATATTGTGATATGTACGTGCCGGCAAACTGGGATAGAATGTTCCCCCTGGAACGACGCATGTATTACGAGAATTACAATGAAGACGAGATAAAGAAGGAAGACTGCGTGCAAATGGACTTCGTTAGCGCTACGGGCGTGCTGGTTGAGGCTTTAGGCTTCGAGGTAGGGAAAATTAGGGCTAAAGACGCTTCCGAGATTAACGACATACTGAACAAGTTACCGGGATGGGAGCGTAGCAGACAGCGCGTGAAGTCATACGGGCAACAAAGGGGATTCAAAAGAATTGTTAACGCAGACGCCGATACCAAGTCCGAAAGTTAACGGCTTGTTAACAGATTGACTAAAATAGGGTTTATTCTTAAACAGTGTTAATGACAGATACAACGTATAGGAATAAACCCTATATTTGTAATGTCAAAAGGAAATAATAACAATTTAAAAATTAAGATTATGAAAAAATTAGTAGTTTTAGCAGTGTTAATTCTTACAAGTGTATCAGCATTCAGCCAAATAACGTCACAAGGTAAGCCGGACGTATTAAAGTCCTTCCGCATGGGCGTTTGCAAATTGGTAGATACAGATGGGTCTATAACCATTGAGGCGGTAACGCGTGAGACCGAAAGGTATATTATGAAAGTCCATTTAGGCACACCCGAGGAAGCAGCGGTAACGCTTGCAAGCCTTGCGGAATACAAACCCCGAAAGGGCGAGACTGTGAACCTAAACAACCCGAGCAACAACGAGGCGTATTTCCAAAAGTTTAATGGCACATGGGTAATTACAGAGAAGTTAACGGAGGTTTTCAGTATAGCCGTAAGCCGCGGAGAGCTTAAAAAAATGGTCGAAGCGTTGAACAATTAAAGAAGTGTTTTTGTTATTAAGTATATACAATTTTAAAAAGAAAAGATTATGAAAAGTGGAAATTTTATTGAACTGACGTTCGTAGTTAGGGGTGAATTGCAAGTAGAGTTTATTAATGTGGAGCACATCAGCCGTATAATGTACGTAGACGACAAGCCATTCATCGGAATGGTAGGACACACGTACACGCGCCAAATAACAGAAACAAGCTACGGGGACTTAAGGAACGCTATCAACCTGGAAGACTAAAAAAGCAATGGTTACCATATTAAAAGTTATCGCGGTAAACGAAGGGGAGCGTACCTCTTATTATCCTACCCCGGGTGATGGGGTGTTTCCAACCGTGGAAGATGCACGGGAGTTCTATAAAAATGAGTTCAAAACAAATAAAATAATATTGTGTTATGTCAACAAGTGAAAACGTACAGAGTTACAACGTAGGTAAGTCCGATTATGCAAAGCACGCTATACAACCATGGGACATTTGGAAAGAGTATAACCTTAACCCCTGGGACGCGGATATAGTGAAACGCGTGCTACGCAGCAAGGAAGGAGAGGCGCGGACGCTTGACTACGAAAAGATTATTCACATCTGCAAGTATCGAATTGCGGAGCTTTCAAAGGAAACCAAGGCAGATATACCGACCGAGGCAGATATACCGACCGAGGCAGAAAAGCCCGTAGAAGACGAGGAAAGAGACGACACGACGGTATTCTGCATGGACGAGACAATGAAGCCAGCAATGTTTTATGTCGAGGGAACGAAGTGGAACGGTAAGTATGTCGGTTACTCGGTGTTCATGACTGGTAACACCCCCTATATGTACTTGGGTGTCGACGTAGAGGGAAGCCACCTATACGCAGACCTTTCGGAGTTAAAACAATGGCTTTACACCTCGGAAACGCACTTGCCTCCAAAAACGTTCAAGATAATGTATACCGACCTTTTTGGCAACCATAGGAGTTCCCTAAAGATAGGGCACGTAGGTACGAACTACGAGAAGCACGACTATATAATAACGTGCGACGGGCGGTTATTCCGCTACTTCGGTATGACGAAGAAAGGAAAGTTTTCCTATCGCAATATGTCGGCAATGCGTGCAGATGGAACGTACCGGGAGGTCTTGTGCGAATATAAATTAGAAAACAAAGCAATTCAATTCACTTTATGATAAGCAGGCAAGAATATGCGTACGGTATCGGAGACGAGATAGTGCATAATGGAGAGGTTTTAAAGTATAGGGGCTATTATAACGGGCACATCTATACGACTACAGTAGACCACGAAGCCGGGGAATTCTCCGAAACAGTGGTATTTGAAAACAAATTGAGAAATGAAGGATATAATAAGTGAAAAAGATTTAGAGCGTACATTCTCCGAGCTCCTAAACAGAACAAAGAAAGTGTGGGTAATAAAATTATTATCCACCTTTGTAAAGGGGTTGCCCGATAGAATGGTAATTTGCCGGGGCGGTTACGTAGGCTTTGCCGAGATAAAGACCACCGGGAAGAAGCCGACAAAGATACAATCCTACGTCCACGAGAAGTTAAGGGCGCTCGGCTTTACGGTATTCGTCATAGACGATTTGGAGAGCAGGGACAACGCGATAACTTTCTTCTTAAACAAGGTTAAGGAAGTAACCAAGGTATCGCAAAAACCATTATCTTTGTAATATCAAATTTAAAAGTAAACAAGTATGCAGTATATGGGCGGTAAAACAAGAATAGCAAAAGAAATTTTGCCTTTAATCTTGGCAGACAGAAAAGAAGGACAGTATTTCGTAGAACCGTTTTGCGGTGGGTGCAATGTGACTGACAAAGTATTGGGCAATAGAATAGCAAACGATTACAACGAATATTTGATATCCATGTTTAGGGGGCTGGTATCCGGGGAGAAATACCCCGAGCAAATAAGCCGCGAACTGTATAATGATGTTAGGACATGCTTTCGTTCGGGGTCTGGCAAATACGACCTTGGTTTTATGGGCTGGGTGGGGTTTGTGGCTTCTTACAGGGGTAGATTCTTTGGTGGCTACTCAGGCGCATACATGAGAAGTAACGGCAGGTATGAAGACCGCATATCCGAGGCTGTGAGGGGCCTAGCAAAGCAGATACCCAATTTGCAGGGCGTAGAATTTCGTACCGGGGACTACAGGGGACTACGAATTCCCGAGGAGTCCATAATATACTGCGACCCCCCCCGTATATGGGTACCACAGGATATGCAACCGGTCTGAACCACGATGAGTTTTGGCAGTGGTGTCGGGAGCGTGTTTACGACGGGCATAAAGTTTATATTTCCGAATACCAAGCCCCAGACGACTTTATAAAGATTTGGGAGAAGTCAATACAGAATTGCGTTAACCCAGATAAAAAAGCTACCGAGAGATTATTTATTTATGAAGGACAATTTTAAAATAGAAATCATGAAAAAAGGAATTAAGAATGAGATTGAATACCGCTTGGGGCTGTACATCGGCTTAAAGAGCGGAGCGCTGTATGTACGTGATAAGAAGTACGGAGATGAGAAACAAGTAATGAAACAACTTGAAGACGATATAACCAAAGACGTTATTTTCCTTTCCCGTAAACAACTCGGGGAGATTCCCGAGGAAAGAGATTTCAAAAGCATCTGCGTATGGTATCGAACTAAACTAATGTAAGATGGTGGCTAAATGTAATTATATAAAGGTAGAGGTAGCCTCCCAGGGCTGCCACCTACAAACTAAAGTAAACGGTATTACCGGCAAAGATTTAAGCGCAATGGGAAGCGCCCCTGTATTGGACGTTATGCGCTTAAAGTTAGAACTCATGAGGCTTACAAGCCTATGCGAAAAAGTAATAAAGGAGGCGGGAAATGTTAGATAGGAGCAATTTACACGAATACCAAGAGCGGGGGGTGAGCCATATAATAGACAACGAGTATTGCGCTTTGTTCCTGGATATGGGTTTAGGAAAGACCGTTACCACGTTGACCGCGATAAAAGAGCTTTTGGATAATTGCATCATAAGTAACGCCCTGGTTATCGCTCCGAAGAAAGTAACGCAGGTTACGTGGAGCGACGAGATAAAGAACTGGAAGCACTTGCAGGGTCTTACCATCTCCGTGATTGACGGGACTGCCAAGCAGAGGCGCGAAGCGATGGCAGCCAAAGCCGATATATACGCGGTGAGCCGTGATAACATTGTTTGGCTCGTGCTGGAATGCGGGGGCGTTAAACTCCCCTATGATATGGTAGTTATCGACGAATTGAGCAGTTTTAAGAACCACGCCTCCAAGCGTTTCCGGGCTATGCGTAAAGTACGCAAATTCATCCCCCGCGTTGTCGGTCTCACCGGGACGCCAGCCCCCAACGGTTTGATAGACCTTTTTGCCCAGATGTATTTGATTGACGAGGGTCAAAGGCTGGGCAAAACGGTGACAGCGTACCGGGATAGGTTTTTCAGACCCGGGAAACGCAACGGTGATATAGTTTATACCTATGAACTGAAAGCCCCCCAGAACGAAACTGAGCAGCAAATAAGTGACCTCATCAGTGACATAACGATATCAATGACTGCCGAGGACTATTTGAAAATGCCGGATAAGATTATGCTGTATGATTACGTAGACCTCGCGCCTAAAGTATTGGCGATGTACAGAGACTTCGAGAAAGAACAGATATTGGAGCTCATAAACTCGGACGAACCTATAAGCGCGGCAAGTGCCGCGGCTCTATCCAATAAGCTACAGCAGTTCGCAAACGGTGCGATATACGATGCTGAACGAAACGTTAAAGACCTTCACGACGAGAAGCTGGATAAACTCGAAGAACTTGTAGAAGCCGCCAACGGTGAACCCGTTCTTGTTGCCTACTCGTATAAGCATGACCTTGAACGCATCATGCAGAAGTTAAAAGATTATAAGCCCGTGAAGTTAGAGAAACCCGAGCACATAGCCGGCTGGAATGCCGGGAAGATCCCCGTACTGGTTACGCACCCGGCATCAGCGGGGCACGGTCTGAATTTACAGAAGGGAGGGCACAATATCGTATGGTTCGGTAACACGTGGTCGCTTGAACTGTATCAGCAGTTCAACGCCCGGCTGTACCGCCAGGGACAAGGAAAGCCCGTAACGATACACCATATAGTAACACGCGGCACAATCGACGAGAAGATAATAAAATCACTCGAAGGTAAGCGTGAGACGCAAGACGGGTTAATGGAGAGTATTAAAGAACTTATGGAATTTTACAGTAAGAAATGAAAAAGTTAATAACAGTTATTGCAGCCCTGCTCGTATTGGTAGGCTGCACCGTAGTACAGAACGTGGCGGACAGCATACAACGTAATTTCAAGTTACAGCAATTAGAGTACGGGCTATCGCTGAAAGATAGTTTAATACTTAAATGATGTTAACGAAATAACCGACGTAACTGGAAAAGCGTTATATTTGTATCAACAATTTAAAAACAAAGATTATGGAAAAGGCAGAAATGGTTTTAATGCTCGTAATGTTAGTAGGCATTTACATTTTAGGGTGTGTGGCAGTAGTGTTGTTTATAACAAAAAATATAGCAAGATGGTTGAAACGTTAATTAGGGTAGCCGCAGGATTCGCGGTGGTGTTTTTCATAGTTGGTATTGTAGCCGTGCTTTGGCAGGTGGCAAAGTATATGGCAACTCGCGGAATGGAGGAGGGCGAAAAATATGAGAGTTAAATTCATGGACCTGGCGGTGTGCCTAAACGTACACACGTTCATCATTTGGGAGTTCATAAGGCGGTACGGATTCGAGAGGGGCGTTAAAAAAGATAGATGGGGGCGCGGTAGCGTATCGGTCCGTGAATGTCGCAAATGGATAAATAATCTTGCAACCTACATCAGTGAGCAGGACTTCACCTATAAACAGGACGTTAATAAGCGCCAATACCTTTTCCGGGATGTGGCAAGGCGCGATGAGGAGAGGAGGAACGAACAAGACGTACCCAGGCGATACACCATAGACAAGAAAGGAAGGATAAGCCGTGCAACCCTTTTTCCCGATGGGACTATAATGATTTGGTATTGGAGCGCTGACGGTTGGCTATTTGACAGGTGGGAGGGCGATAAAGTTGCTAAATGATAGTACCCCTTACGAATAGCATATGCCTTTAAAAAATGATAGCAAAAGGGCGGTTTCGGCTTACAAATAGTCAGAAATCGCCCTTTGTAATTATATTTTATGAAATCTCAATTCTTAAAAAGTGTTTAGATTGTTAATTGAAAATTCCTTATCAAAAGACGCCTCGTGCTAACGTGCTGATAATCAATTACGGCGAGTAAAAAATATAGGCTTGTCACAGTCCTTGTCACACCTAACTGACTGGTACACAATGCTATTAACAGTTACTGTGCCGGGAAAAATGTAGGGTGGCACAGCAAGTGGCACAGATAACTCACTGGCCTATATATAGTTATCTACGCTGTGCCACCAAATAGTATAAAATAGGTATAACACTTTATTTGGAAAAATATATGGTAATTGCAATGTAGAGATAGCAGTAATAAATACTTTTTATAAAACAAGTGTAAGAAAAGTGCTTTTTGCCTGGCACAGTGGCACAGTCGCTCTAACGTTCTGATACGTAGCGAGTTATCTGTGCCACCTGGGGTGTGCCACCAGAAACGTGCCTGGCACAGTAGGCAAAAACGCTTGTAACTCGTTGTGGGACAGTTCGTTATCCGTGCCATCCCCTACTTTGTAAAATGTTTTTGATTTTCACGACTGATTGCAGGTTGGTTTGTGGTGAGAAGTTATGTACTTTTGTCCCCGCACCCTTAAGGGAGTAATAGACCGCGCGCACATGGACATTAACTATTGACCCACGCGCGCACAAAACCAATTAACGATTATGGCAGGAAGAACAAAGAAAGAAGCCGTCCCCGATACGAAAAAGGAAATCAAGAAAGGGCAGGCAACCGGGACACCCCCGAAACCAAAGGACGAGCTAAAGGCATGCACACAACTTTATGAGGTCATGCAGACACGAGGCGTTAAAGGCGCTACGCTTAACAGCATCGACGAGTGTATTAATTACGTAGCGGAGTACATGAACTTCTGCGAGAAGAACCCCTATATCCAATACGAGATATTGAAAGGCGGTGCGGCAGCAGGGCAGAAAGTACCCGTGGAGAAGAAACGCGCGCCCTCTGTTGGCGGCTTCTGCCTTTTCATAGGCTGGTCTATAAAAGACTTCAATAAGAACATAGCGAAGCTGGAAAAGGCTTCCGAGACGAACCCCGACGCAGAGAACCTTCTACTCGGTTACACTCTGATAAAGGAGCTTATCACCACCGAGATGGACGAAGCAGCCCTCGCCGGGATGGTGGATGCCAACTACATGGCGAAGCTACGAGGGTTGCGAGACCTTAAAGATGTGACGAGCAACGGTAAGGAGGCGGGCACAAAGGCTATGCAGGTCAATGTGCTTTCCGAGGACGCCGTCAAGAACCTACAAAAGTTAGGGGGTATCTGATGAATGTAACATATACATTTGAAAAGCTGTTGGCGGCTTTCGTCGACCCCCGGATACGTGGTGTCGCGTCAAAGGGCGGCACGCGTTCCGGCAAGACCTGGGCGGTGTTGCAGCTGTTGCACCTCCTTTGCGCCAACTCCGTAAAGCCCCTCATCGTTTCGTGCGTTGCCGCTACGCTGCCTATGGTGAAGCGAGGCATGCAACGGGACTTCAAGCAGATGCTGGTAACCGAGGGCGTCTGGGACGAGAACGCGTTCAACAAGACCGAGGGGTGCTACACGTACCCCAACGGGTGCGTGATAGAGTTCTTTGGCGTCGATAATGCCTCGAAGGTACATGGTCCTGCACGTGATATTCTGTATGTCAATGAGGCGCAGGGCATACCGCGTGAAATCTTTAGGCAGCTTGATATCCGTACACGTAAAAAAGTCATCATTGACTACAACCCCGTTAGAAAGTTCTGGGGTGAGACCGAGTTCGTAGGCGAAAGGTACGTAACCATCCATTCAACGTACAAGGATAACCCGTACCTAACCAAGGAGCAGGTGGGCGCAATCGAGAAGAACAAGGGCGACGCCAACTGGTGGCGCGTCTACGGAGAGGGCGAGACGGGCGGTGTAGAGGGTAACGTTTACCCCAGCTATGAGGTAATAGACGAGCTACCGGAAACGTTCACCGGGCGGTGCCTCGGGCTTGACTTCGGTTTCGTTAACGACCCCACCGCCATTGTTGATATACGCTTTGAGGGATGGGACTTGTACGTAGACCTTCTTTGCTATGAGACGGGTCTACTTAACAGCGCCATCGCGGACTACTTGACGAGCCAGGGGCTTAACCGCGTCGTTACCGTGTGCGACAGTGCGGAGCAAAAGAGTATTGTGGAGCTACAGCAAAGACGTATCAAAGCGATACCGTGTGTCAAGGGGCGCGGCTCAATATCGGCAGGTATCGCCCAGGTGTCGCAGTTCAAACTGCACGTAACGAAAAGAAGCGTTAAGATGCTGGACGAGCTGGATAATTACAAGTGGATAAAGGACGAGGCAACCGATACGTACACCAACGAACCCATAGACGCTTGGAACCACTCACTCGACGCTTTGCGTTATGGCGTGGATTACCTAATACGTAAATACCGCCCCAAATAGCATTTGCTTTCCCTCTACGGGCTTTTCTCCCCCGATAGTGGGTAACTACTAACCGCGACAAAGAAAGTCGCTTAAAACGCTTTAAAATGAAGAATTTACTTTTTAGACTATCTTTCAAAATTGCCAATATCCGTAACCGTTCGGCTATGCTCCGTATCGCGAACATGCCGGCAGATGGCACGGTACGCATGACACGGGACGAGGAACGCTTGCTCAAAGACACGATTAAGTACCTTAAGCCTTCCCAGGTAGCAACCCGCAACGGCAAAGCAGTGTACCGCCTTAAGGGCATTGAGGAAATCGGTTTATGGGCTATCCTTGAAACTCGAAGATCCGAGGACGCGTTAGAACGTATCAAGGCATGGACTGATGATAACTATGAACCCGTTACCGTCGTCGATGCCGTAAAGCTTGACAAGTTCATAGTTAAGCAATTGGAGATTGCCGACGGGCTGGAGCAGGTGATTTTCCAAAACATGCACGGCAAAGGCGGTGAAAGCGCGTTGACCGGGGACGAGAATATCAAGCAGGCAAAGAACCTTCTCGGGCTTGTGCAGGTAACCGCCGAGCTTTTCCACTGTAGCTTTGACGAGGCAAAGCAAATCAACTACTCGGACGCTATGCTGGCAATCGCCAAACGTAACGACGAGATAGAGAAAGAGAAACGTGAATTAAAGAAACAACAATCTAAAAACCGTTAACATATGACCTTTGAGACAATTTACAACACAGCGAATACACGTGCGGCAGCTTTGGGGCTTCCGCTGGTGTTCGGAGACACCGCAGTACAGAACGTGGCGGCAAACAGTTTATCAGTAGACTTCTTCACCCTGGATATAACCACGGGCTTTTATAACGACGTGAACGTACCGCGTAGCAATGGCTACACTATCGTAATACGCTGTATGGGTACGTCCGAGTACATGCGCGATGATGCCGTAGAGATTGCGACGCTGATACGCACCGACCGGCTTTTGCAGGATATGTTGGCTGCTTTTGTGTGCGGCTACGAGATAGGGGCAATTCGCTTGTCGAAAGTGCAGAACCAGTACGATAGTATAAAGTCGGGATGGGAGGCCGTTTTGGATGTATACAAATTCGGATAGCAGACTTGGCGCGGCTTGTTTCGTAGTGATTTACTACGTACTTTTGTGCGTCGTTAACTAATGAACGGCACATGAAACCATGAAGATTATCAGAAACAAGTTTATCCCCTTTAAGGGCTTCAAAGCCATTAACCTATTTGGCGTGTTGTTCGTTCGCGGCAACGCCTACATAGGTGAAAAGACCATAAGACACGAAAGCATCCACACCAAACAGATGCGCGAAATGCTTTACGTGCCTTTCTACCTTTGGTACGGTATCGAATGGGTAATACGTTACTTTGCATGGAGTTTCGAGAAGAAGCCGTGTGACCCGAACGACAAGCCCTATGATAGAATGGGCTTCGAGAAAGAGGCGTACATCAACGACCACGATACCGAATACCTTAAAAACCGTAAGCCATACGCATGGTTTAAATACTTGTAAGCATGAACAGCGAAGTAGTACAGGCGGTTAAAAAGATCCGAGACGATATTGTAGCCAACTACTACGCTATGAAGCTGAACGCCTCGGGTAACTTCGATAAGCAAACACAAGTAGAGGAATACCCCGGAGGCGTTCGTATCGTAGCCCCGGCATACATCTATCAGATGGAGGACGGACGTAGACCCGGCACGATGCCGCCCATATCCGCTATCAAGCAGTGGATTAAGGACAAGAACGCGAACGCCGGTACGGACATACCCGAAGAAGCCGCCTACGCGATTGCCTATGTGATTAAACGGGACGGTATCAGCGTACCTAACGAATACAACGCTGGTGGTGTAGCAAGTAAGATATTGACCCCCGAACTTATCAAGCGCGTAACGGTGGAAGTTAACCGTATTATCAGCGCGGAGATATTAACAATTTTAAAGAAATAGCAAATATGATAGTACGTGATTTAATAACGAACGCAACAGTAACAGCCGCTGGTACACTGTCGGTAGGAAGCATCGCCCCAGGCATTTACCGCCCCATACGGTTTGAACAGACGAGCGCGGTGACATCCATCTTTTTACGGTATTCCCGTAACGGGGCGGGTATCGCAGGCGCGAAGGTCGTACCCTACGAAAACTCCGTAGTTGATGTTAGCACGTTGGCGGCTCTTTACCCGTCAGTAACAGAGGCAACCATGAACACGGCGACGGGCGGGCGTTTTGCCGATGTGGTAGCCGTTAACTACGTGGAGGGCGGCACGAGTAAATCTATAAACCTACGCGTTATTAACGTGGCTTCTAAGAATGCGCGGTTTGCCTCGGAGGCATACTCGGGCGGCCTATCGGATTATGCAAACGGGAAGTTCAACGCGCTGGACTTTACATTAACTAAAACATCTCCTTTGACGGGTGTGCCCTTCTCGAACAAAGTTATATACGGTCAGACAAGTGTAAACGAGTATATAAGATACGGCACGGTAGGGGGCAGCCCGGCTGCCGTCTGGGAGAACGGAAAGATACGAGCACCCGGTGCAGCAGGCCTACAGTTTTTTTTACCGTCATCTGCGAGTAGCTGGGGTATTATGCAGTTCGAACGTAAATACCCGTATTGCCCCGACCCAAACAAACGCGTTACACTTCGTTGGCTTAACTCACACGGGGCTTATGATTCGATGTACTTCGACCGATACCGTATTGTGCCTACCTACTTGGTTAACTATTCGGGCGGTAATCGGATATTATCGTATGAGGTCACAGTAGGCACGACGGTAACAGCCGATAACGAAAAGGCGCTTTTGCAGTTGTCACGTACAACGGATGTTGCAGGGGTGTTCCCCATAGACACAGCCCAGTGGGCACGTGTTACAATTATGAACCCTACCGCGTTTAACGCACAAGGTGGCGCGCTCGGAAGGGCGGTTAACTTTAAATGCAAATTTGAAATAGTAGAACCTTAGAAAATGGAAGTACAAATAAGAATAAACGGTGTGTTGTTGGACGGTGTAACGCCCGGTGCGGTAAAACTCACCATCAACAACCCCGACCCAATTAAATTCTCCGAACGAACGGTTAGTTATTCGGGGTCTATTACCGTGCCCCGGTCACAAGTTAATGACCGGGTGCTAAAGTCCGAACGTTTTCCCGGTTACTATACGCGGACTTCCCCGTATGTAGCCGAGATTAGTTTTTCGGGGCTTGACGTCCCGGTCGGTGGCGGGTTGTTCCGTGCCCGTGTGTCCGCTGAACTGGATAGCTATACGATTGAACTCATTGAAACCGTATCGAAGCTTTCGACCCTCCGCGCCCCGGTAGTTAATATACCTACCTTTGAAACGCCGGAGTACCAGTTTTCGACGTACGTGGATAGTCTTAACTACGCGTACCCCGCCCCGGTAAGTATGCCTAATCTATATGCGTCGGACGGCACAACCGTCATAAAACTGGCGTACGTGGCAGACCGGGAAACGAAAACAGCAGGCGATTACCAGGACGCGGAAAGTCAGTTGGTATTTAAGGGTGCACATGACGGGCTTAGGGGTTCGGTGTACGCTGCCAATTACATGATAGCGGAGAATAACGACGTAGCAACATGCTTCACATACATGGTGGGTTCTACGTTCGACCTTGAATTCACTCCAGATTCCTTCATTATCCTACCACCGTCCGCCCCGGCAACCGTCTACCTACGAAGTAACGGGGGTACATTCGCTTTGCCTTTCGCGCGCGGAACCGTAAGACCTGATGGTAATTATCCCTACTACCCGGTTAGCCCCGGCACCATGTCGTGTATAATAACTCCGAGGCCTGCACGAGACTTGAACTTCGGGTTTACAACATCTTCGAGTTCTATGGTTTACTTGGGTGCGCCTATTACTTCCGTACCTACTACCGAAGCGTATTATATTTCGTTCCGTATCAAGGCGGTTGGATCTCCAGCATATGCCCGGGACTTAGTGTCAACGATGGGGCTGAACACCCCGTTCGATATCGTGCAGGCGTTCTGCAAAGCGTTTTGCTGGACTTATGAGTTTCAGTCCGATCCGTTTTCGTTGACACTCAAACCGTTCGTGAACCCGTCTACCTCGTCTACGTATAGAATTAACTGGACGGGGAAAATAGACCCCTCCAGTGTTAAGGTGTCCGAAGCAGAGGGAGCCGCGCGAACATACGCTGTAAAGGTAGGCGAATTAACGCAAACCGTTGGCGGCTACGGGGGTGCAATATCCCCGCAGGAGACCGCTGGAGAAAGCAATTTCCCGGTAAACCCGGGTGTGACTCGCCCCTGTGCCACCATGATAAGGCAAAACACCGGTACGTGGTGGGTTCTCGATAACTATTTCAACCGCGCAAGCGGTTACCGCGCTACGATAGCAGGGCATTATGAAAGGTTTTCCCTGGGGTGGCAAGTGACTGCAAAGATGCGGTTAACATATTTTGACATAAAAAATATGAAGTCGGACGGGCTGTATTACATAGACGAGTTGGGCGCTTGGTTCTACCTTAGAACTATCAGCAACTGGGATGCATCAACGGGCACGGCTAACGTTACATTAATAGCCGTTAACAATTAAAAACAAAACATTATGGCTGAACAAGTTACATTATTAGACCTCTCTTTCGATACTTCCGAAGCACTTGACGGGCTGGACGCGTTAATTGCAAAGTCGCTTGAACTGGCAGAGACAAAGAAGTCTTTGCAAAGCGCGTTGAAGGACGAAAAGAAGCAACTGGACGAGGCAGGAAAGGCTTTCAAGTCCGGCAGCTTGTCGCAGGACGAATATAAGAAAGCCGTTTCCGAAGCGACGAAAGTCCAGGTAGACCTAACGAAACGGTTGGCAGATACCAATAAGTCCATTGCTGACAATAACTCGGCTATCAAGGTAAACACTACGCTGTTAAAGAGCCAGGAAGACAGCGTAGACGCTTTACGCGCACGGTTGGCGAAGAACACCAAGGAGCTAAACGCGATGAGCGCGGCAACCCGTAACAATACCGACGAGGGAAAAGCGCTTGTTACCGAGACCAAAGAGATTTCCGACAGGCTTAAGGAAATGGAAAAGGCGGTAGGCGATAACCGTCGGAACGTAGGTAACTACGCGGAGAGCGTACAAGAAGCGCTAAGCAATACAAAGGGACTTTCGGGCGCTACTGGTTCTCTGGTGTCCTCTCTGAATATCGGGACACAAGGTTTCAAGGCGTTTAATGCGGTAATCAAGGCTAACCCGTTGTTAGCTATCATATCGCTTGTTCTCCTTCTCGCCTCTACTATCGAAAAGCTGGTAAAACGTAACAGTGAGGCGGCCTCGGCTCTTAAGGCAGCGTTCGCACCCTTTGAGGTTATATTCTCTCGAATACTTGACGGGGTAACCGATATGCTGACGGGCATAGCAGAGGCGTTCACCTGGGTAAGCGACAAGGTCGTAGCACTTCTTTCGTCTATCGGGCTGATAACCGAGGAAACTACGAAGGCAGCAAACGCAGCTAAATCACTATCCCAGAATGAATTAGCGATATACGAGGCGGAAACGAAGAACCTTGTTACCGTTAGTGCGATGCGTAGAGAGCTGCAAACACAAAAGACGCTTGTAGGAGACCAGCTAAAGAGCATGAACGAACGGAACGCAGCCGCGCAACGGGGTATTGCCATCCTTAAGCAGATGGAAGCCGCGGAAGTCGGTGTGTTGAAGCAAAAGTACGAGCAGATAAAGGCGCAAAACGAACTCGGATACACCACGAAAGAGGATAGAAGGGCGGAAATGCAAGCGCTCGCAGACCTTCAAAGCAAGCAAGCCGAATACATCGCTCAGCGTAAGGAGCTGGAAAACCAGGCAAGCGGATTGGTAGCCCAGCAGAACGCAAAGAACGCAGCCGCCTTTAAGGCTAACGAGGAGAAAAAGGCGGCCGCGGCTATAAAGGCAGCCCAGGATGTGGAAAAAGCGAAGCGGGAATTGCAGGAGCAGACAATTAAACAGTTTGAGGAAGCGCGTACCAAGTTAGAACTATCTTTGCAGGAAAAGGAAATAGCTAATGACAGTATAGCGTTAAAACTTGAAAACGAAAAGGCGTACGTCGAAGAAAGTCTAAAGCTTGAACGTTACCGTTTAGAACAGGGCCTAATCTCGCAGCAGGAGTTTGCCAACCGGGAACAAGCGTTCCAGATAGGTGTGTTACAACTGGAACAGCAGATGCGAGAAGAACAAGACCGCGCCGAAAAAGAAAGGAAAGCACTCGACGAGGCTAACCTACGCGAATTGCAGATGGCTAACATAGCGAACGAATACGAGTTAAGGCAAGCCGCATTAGACGCCCAATACGCCCAGGAAATAGCAGCAGCCGAGAAGATAGGGGCGGACACAGCCCTCATCCAATCGAAGTACGAGAAAGCCAAAGAGGACAACACGAAGGCACGCGTTAACGCTGAATTGACTATGACAGCCGGGCTGGCAGGTCAGATGTCTACTTTGCTGGGTGAGGAGAGTGCAATAGGTAAGGCGTTCGGTGTGGTTCAAGCAACCATTAACACTTATATCGGTGCTACTAAAGCACTGGCACAAGGTGGTATACTCGGTATCGCACAAGCCGCGATAGTTATTGCTTTCGGTATGAAACAAGTTGCGAATATTGCAAAGCAGAAAGAACCCGAAGCGAAGGTAAGCAGCGTTAAGAAGTACGCGAAGGGCGGTATGATAGTAGGAAAGTCTCACGCACAAGGAGGTGTAACATTCCGGGGTGATAACGGGCAAGTGTTCGAAGCCGAGGGAGGCGAGAACGTCTATATCATGAAGAAATCAGCCAGTGCAGAGATTAACGCCTTGTCTGCTGTTAACGAGGCACACGGAGGTAACTCTTTCGGTACATCCGGGCTTTACAAGTTTGCTGATGGCGGTATGGTCGCAAGCATCTCCGAAGCAAACCGAATGGTTAGGCGATCCGATAACGTGCGCCTATCGAGCGAAAGCATTAACCAACTGGCGGGGGTTGTTATCGACGCGGTTATGAGCATGCCCAACCCGGTTGTATCGGTGCAGGACATCAACGCGGGACAAAACGACGTGGCGGTAGTCAAGGGCTTCGCAACTTTCTAATACTAATCAACTCGTGCAGAGGTGGTGCATACGGCAAAAGGCGCTATCTTTGCACGTGTTACAACAAAAACAATTTTTATGAAATTTAAAAAGCTTAGAATTATTCAAGCCGGGTTAACGAAAAACTTCGAGATGTACGAGGGTGGGGAATACCCCCTTTCGATTACGGACGCGGCTGTTAAAAGCGTTGTAGCGCTCGGAAACCTTAAGCCTGTCCATTGCAGGCGCACCCACAACGGCAGCGATATGCTGGACGGGTATTTAGGCAAGTTTACGAACTTCGTTTACGAGAATGGCGCGGCTTTTGCCGACTTCGAGATGTCCGAAGCACTTGAGACAGCCTACCCCAGCGAGGCGAAGTTTATTGCAACCATGATAGAAAAAGAACCCGATATGCTAGGCGTTTCGGTGGTTGGTTACAATTCAGTAGAATTGAATGACGGTATTCTTGACGTTACCGAGTTTGTGGAGTTGTATTCATGTGATTTAGTGGGGCTTCCAGCCGCCACGGAAAGCCTTTTTAATAACAATAAAACAGAGAAAAAAATGAACAAATTTTTCAGCTCGTTTGCAAGCTTGTTCCAAAAGACGCAGTTTGCGACGGAAACAGTAGAAACCGTGGACGGTAGTACCATTACTATCGAGGCGGCTGGTGAGGTGATGGCTATCGGTGATAAGGTCTTTGATAGCGAAGGCAACGTTCACCCGGATGGTGAAGTACAGATCCAAGTCGAGGAAGGTATTCTGATTATCACTATCGAAGGCGGTGTGATTACCGAGGTTAAGCCCTACGAGGCAGAAGAAGTGGTAGCAGAACCCGAAACAGCAGCCGTGCCCGAAGATTTTTCTAACCGTATTGCGGCAATTGAGACATCTATCGCAACGTTGACCGCCTCGGTGGCAGCGATGACCGCACAGTTCAGCCGTGCAACAGCGAAACCCGGTGTTCCCCCGGTAAGCATTCCAAAGGACAAGAAGAAAGAAACAGCCCTTAGCCGAGACGCGGTAGCCGAAGCGGCAAAGAGATTTTACAAAAAATAACAAACAAAAATTAAGAAATTATGGCATTTACATTTACAGACCTTAACAAACTGAATATTAACAGTTTGAACGAAGTTATCTCTTTGACCGTCGGTTTGGCTGGTGAGATTTCTAACGGTATCACCGTTCTTAACGGTATCGCTAACAACACGCCCGTTGTTTCCCTTACGGCAGCCGACAAGGCTTTGCGTAAATCAGCGGGATGTGGTAGAGAATACTTCTACGATAAAGTAACCGACAAGGTTAAGTATTACACACACGCACCTATCGAACTGCCCATCGAGATCTGTTTGCAGTCTTTGTGGGGCAAAATGGTGGCACGCGGTATTAACCTGGAGGACGATTTTTCCGCAACCGATTTGGCTGGTTTCATCCAGTCCGAAGTATTGAAGGTGCTGGAAGCTGACTTGTTGCGCCTCGCTTGGTTGGATGGAGACGTTAAAGCGGAAGCTACGGGCTACGGTATCTTTACACGGGGAGGTATCATCAAGCAGTTTAAGGATAGCGGGGAGACCGAAAACGTTCTGACGCTCGACACAGCAGGCGTTCTTGCTGCACTCCGTGGGGCTATCGACGCACAACGCCCCGATACACTTGATACCTCGGAATTCTTCGTAACGTCTAACGTTATGCGTCTTTACAAGAACCTTTTGCAGGATAGAGATAACAGTGCTGCACAAAGTGACATTGTAGATGGTAGACCCGTTTACTTCTTCGAGGGGTACAAGATTAACGAACTTCGCCACGTGTCTAACGCTGCTTTGGTTGATGGTGATACGGATGCTTTCGTAGTATTCACACCAAAGGACAACATTCAGATTGCTTTGGAAGGTAGCTCTACTAACATCGCACCGTTCATCCAAGACGCAAAGAGCCGTAACTACTACTCACAGACTTTGTTCGCGGCTGATGCCATGCTGGTAGCGCCCGAGAAGATGCAGATGTGGTTACACGCGTCTGAGAAATGAAAATTAGTATTAACAATAAAAGGGGTTGGGATATTAACCCAGCCCCTTTTTCATTTTATATAATATGGCAAAAACATGTTTAGATAAACTTTCGGGTAACATCTTGCAGGAATGTACGATTACGCAGAATGGCATCAGGAATATATATTTGATGTACCCGGAAGATGTGACGTTTGTATTTGGGAAAGATCTCGGGTATATAACTTCCGCAACGTTCAAGGGGTCTACTAAATCGTACTTAGTTGAGGGGTACAAACAGAACATACAGTTAACAACATCAGCGAGGACCACGGACGCCTCTTTGCGGCTCGACTATTCATTAACGTTCAAGATACCGCGCTTGGCCTCGAGGGCGTTACGCGCTTTCTCTACGGGCAGATTCTACGTTATGGTTGATTATCTTTCGGGTTCTTCTATCTTGCTCGGTGTGGCATGCCCTTTGGAGTGCTCGGCTATAGAAGGCGATTCAAACGCGGCAGGCGGTATGTTTACTATTACGCTGACCGCGCCGGAAGGTTCACCGGGCAATCATCAAATCGAGGTGTCTACGGAAGCGAAAAATACAATAATCTCTAAATCAGTTTAATTATGGCATGTATATCAAAATTAGCAAACGCAATTACTTATAATTGCGACACGGGCTCTACTGGCTTTGTGAGCGCTATGATCATCAACAAGGCCGATATAGAGGGCTTCGATATCAGCCCATCTGGATACGCAGTTTCAAGACTTTCGCTCGCAGAAGGGGCTACACCGTTTAAGATTGATACTGTAAAGCGTTCCCTTGTTATGTCAAGCGCTCTAAAGGTTAACGATGGCGCACCTAACGCCTACACACATTCTGCTAACATAGTGTACACCGGGTTATCTGACTCAGTGTACCGGGATACAATGGCATCCTTAGCTAATGGCTCTTTTGTAATTTTTGCAAGGATGTTTGGCAACTTGAGTGGTAACGCATACGGCCTTTACTACGGTCTATCCGTCACGGGGGTTGATTCATCCTCCCATGATAACGGAGGGTGGACTACCATCACGATGGCTACTCCGGAAAACGTAATCGGTGAGGATATGCTTACATTAGTACAGGAAGAGTATAATAGACTATACGCGGCAGCAGTTTAACTAATTAAAAGAAAGGAAAAATAATATGGCATATATTGGATACATAGAGGGTAGTCCTGAAATGGCGTGCGGAGCGCCTAAACCGTCGTTTAACCGCATACAAGGTGCAAAGCTAATCAACGCAGCAGACATAGCGAGTTTTACGGTACTCCCGGGGGGCGCTGCTACTATTACAAGGGTGTCAACCAAAGTAGGGTACGGGATAACCACCGTTAATAACGCCCTTACTTTGACAGTGGGGATTAAATCGCAGGACATTATGCCCGGGGCGTTTGATGTCACAATAACTTTTAAACAGTTTGGCCTCTCGAGTCTTTCGGGCGTATCCTCTACCGGTGAGGTTTTGGGAATTGTAAATCGGCTGGCGCGTGCCGAATTGGTATTCGCCATAGACCACGGAAACGGTGTTTATCGGGTTTACGGTCTTGGCGCGCCTCTTGTTTGCTTGGAATATAGCCTTGACTCTACGGCCGATGGGTACGCCTTGTTTACCTATGGCGTTGAAGATTGGCAAGTGGGTACTACTATCCACACATTGACGAAGGCAGATTATGACGCATTGAGTACACCAGCAACTTAATTAAAAAGAAAATGAGCGAAGAATTAACTATCATTACCGGGCAGGGCGAAAGCACTGACCCGGATGTTTCCCAACCAAAGGAAGCAACATTGCAAGAGAAATTAGATGCGTATTACGCAATGACGGGTCTAAAACTTGATACCAATTGTCACATGGATATGGAATATTTATCTTTGTGGTACGAAACGAAGTATTTGGCTAAAATTGTCTATAAGTGGGCGATGAAACCGGGTGCGCGTATCGTGCATTACGTGGATGGCGTGGTTTACAAGTCCGCAAATATGACGGACGAAATAGCCGAACGACTTATGAAGGAGAACCCCGCCTACGCAGATTGTTTTGTAGAAATTAATAAAGAATAACATCATGATTGGTTACAGCCGAATAGCATTATTAGTAGAAAAAGCGCTTAAGCTCTCAGCGAATACGGGCGATAGAGTGATTAACTACGGAGAGGGAAACCTTTATCCGCAGGAAATTGCCGAACTCATATACGCGTCAAAGACAGCGAGTGCTGCCGTCGAAAAAATGACGGAGAATATAATCTGTGAAGGGTTCAAAAACAAGGACTTCGCGGAAATGACGAACGGCAACGGCTGTAACATGAACGACGTGTTAGAAGCTACGGCAAACGACGTTGCACGTTTTAAGGGCTGGGCTTGGATAGTGCAGTATGGTTTGACGCCAGCAGGCTACCAGCCCAAAAACGTGTACAACGTTCCGTTTGAATACGTTCGTGCCGAGATGAACGACAATTACAAGAATGACCCTACGGTAAGGAGCTGGCGCGTGTTCAACAACTGGGAGAAACAGAGCGTAAAGTCAACAAGTGTTAAAGGTAACTCCATTGTTTACCCTACGTTCAACCCCGAAAATTTCGCAGCCGAGGTTGAGGAATGCGGAGGTATCGAGAACCACAAGGGGCAACTTTTATACGTGAACCTCAGCACTACCCGACCGTATCCTATTAGTACGTTCCACGCGGTACGTAACGAGATGGGCGCGGAGGACAAGAACGGCAAGTATGTTAACCGTACTTTGGGGCGTGGTTTCCATATGTGCAGTATTGTGTCGCACGGTGATTTCGAGACCGAGCAGGCGCAGCAAGAATTCCGCGATACGCTTTCCGAGATGATGGGGAGTGAGAACGCAGGTTCAGTGCTTACCGTTCGCGATGAGAACGTAGCCACGGACAAACCGTTTATCAAGGTAGACCAGTTAGGCAGCCCGATAGACAGGGAGCTGTACAAGGCTTATGTGGAACCGTTACGAAAGGATATCGCGATAGCTGCGTATAATATCCCGTTGCCTCTTATTGATAGCTCGCTGTTAACGTTCTCGAACGCTTCCGGTGAGGTTATTAAAGAACTGCAAAAGGTGTACAGAAACAGCCTTGCAAAGGTACGGCAACGAATTTCACGCGAATTGTACCAGGTATTCGGGGTTGACCCGTCAGTAACTGAAATTGAAAATAAATTTGAAACAGAAAATGGCATACCCGATACAGAAATTCCGAACGTTATTTGAAATAGCGACGGACGTAAAAGATAATAAGATAGAGAAAGCCTTCTTTGAGGCAGACCTATTGGATATGTTGCCCCAGGTGGGGGCGATGTACGACGCCATCCCGGACGAGTACATAGCAGACGGTGCGGACTTCGCAGGCGCGGAAAAGGTTATATGCTATTATGCCTTTGCCCGTTACTTGCAGATCGCAGACCAAAACAGTACGACCACCGGGATGAAGATTCAGACGTATGGAGGCTCGATAGTCGTTCCCGATACAAGTAAAGTTAAACGGTTTGAAGCCGAACGGGGCAAAGCCGATTTGTTTTTAGAACCTTTGGTTTGCCGTATGAAAAAAGACGGGTTTATAAAGGTATGTATAGTTCAGAACTCGCGAATAGGTCTTATCAAGTGATAGAAAGTTTAGAATCTTACTTCCGAATGTTTTTCGCTGTTACCGTTCTGACAGTTGTTTCGGATGTGAGGGACTTTATATTTATTGTCGTGATAGTGACCGCCCTAAACTGGTTAGCCGGGTATCTCGCAGACCACCGAAAGGGCAAACCGTATCAGCACAAAAAGACAATGCAAGCCGTTAAGGAGCTATTCTTGACGAGCGCCATATTGTTTTTTGTTGCCCTTACTTGTAATATGTTGGAACCCGGTATTGATTATCGGATATTGATTAAGGGTCTCACGGGTATATTCCTTATTATATACGCGAGGAACATAACCAAGAACCTACGCATTATCCAGCCGTCTAATGAATTTATAAAGGTATTGAATAGTATTGCCAATAGCAAATACTTTAGCCTTAAAAAGAAGATTAAAGATGGCGGGTATGATTTACCCATAGAAGAAAGGAAAGAAGATGGCGAACAGCAGTAAGTTAGTACCGTTCATCCTACAGTGGGAAGGCGGTTTCGTTAACGACCCGGACGATTTAGGGGGAGCAACCAACAAGGGAATAACTATAGGTACGCTTACCGAGTACAGACGGAAAAAGGGTCTTAAAGCACCTACCGTAAACGACTTGAAAAACATATCGGACGCCGAATGGCACGACGTGTTTAAATCGTTGTACTGGGATAGATGGAGGGCTGATGGGATTAAAAACCAATCAGTAGCCAATATCGTAGTAGACTGGGTCTGGGCTTCCGGGGTACACGGTATAAAGCGTCCACAACGTCTTTTAGGTGTCAAGGCGGACGGTATTGTAGGTAAACAGACCATGGCAGCCGTTAACGCTATGGACGCGGCTACGCTCTTTAAAATGATTAAAGACGATAGGGCAAAGTTTATCGACGAGATCTGCAGGGCGCGCCCGAAGAACGAGAAGTATAGAAAGGGTTGGATGAACCGTATTAATGCTATCAAGTATGAGTAGACTAAAGAAAATCGTGATATACGCTTTTGCTATCATGGTTGTGGTAGGTGTCATATCCAAGTTGGTAGATACCGTGAAAAAGCAAAGGGCTGAAATCGAACGCCTGGATAGGAATATAGACGCGATGACAGAAGCCGAAGTACAGTACATATCGAAGTTGGGTGACGCCGCTGTGAAGCGTAAAGCCCTGGAGTTATCCGTGAAGGAGCTAAAGAAGCAGAACACAGACCTATATAATGAGGTGAAAGCGCTTGACGTTCGTTTGAAAGACGCGTTATCTGTTAGTAAGGTAGTGACAAAGACCGTTATTAAGGGGGTTGTGAGAACCGACACGATTAATGGAGTGGCGATAGCCGAATACCGCGACGGGTGGAACACGATACGTTCGGAGCAAAGAGGAGACAGCACGGAGCTTTCGTACCAAGGTACGGACACGGTAACGGGGGTAATCTCGATTAGAAAGAAACGATTCCTCTTTTTTAGGTGGGGCGTCAAGTCGGTAGATTACGACGTTTCTAACAAAAACCCCAAAGCTAAAATGAAAATAGACATAGCGGTGAAGTTTAAGTAAAACACGATTTAAGGGTGCGTTCTTCGGAATGTGCCCTTTTTGCGTCTCGAACTGTGCCACTGTGCCAGGCAACGTTTTTAGGTGGCACAGTCTTTGTCTCACTTAACTTGCTGTATTATAGTTATTTATAGCGGTGTGCCAGGTGAGACAGTGAAAATGGTATAACACTTTATTTTGGTGATTATTGAAATTTACCCCCTCTACTAAATATTCGTAGTATAGTAGTATTTTATATATATCCCAAATAAAGTTATAGGAAAACGTCAGCCTCACCTGGCACAGTTGGCTTTTTCCGTTGTAACGGCTTGGTTTGTAGCGCGTTAAGTGAGACAGCGCATTTTCGAGAGGTGGCACAGTCTGAAATCTCATTTTTTAAATGCCTGGTTTTCAACGTTTTAAGTGAGACAGAGCACTTTTATTCCTAAATAATGTTAACGGAATGTACAACCTATTGATAAAAGCCGTATATTTGTAATGTCAAAAGGGAACAAGGTTGCTTTTTACCGAAACTAAAAGCACGAAACCCGAAAAAGGAAAGATTGAAAAGTGAAAGGGCTTTAATCACCGGGTTTTCTTAAGACAAAAAAACAGAGGTTGTTCCTCACCGAAACCAGGGACACGATACCCGAAAGGGAAAGATTGAAAAGTGAAAGGGATTCAACCACCGAAGTTTTTTAAAAAGTATAAACGATTAAAAAGTAAAGTTATGAAAGAGAAAGAGTTTATCATCGCAGAAGTTAAAAAGCATCTATCTGCCTCGGTTAAAAGCAGTAAGTACGAGGTTATCGAAGCGGCAAAGAACATGCCTACGTTCGAGGGGTTTATATTGCCCTACTACGTTTCCACAATGGAAGGCGCGAAATACCCGGTAGATGTCGAACACATGTACATCTACTGCGACGGGTACAACGAGTTTTATAACCTGGTGGTCGCGCAGGTTGCCGAGCGCATCCTAAAGGGCAAAAAGTATAAAGACGCATAAATTAATTAGAAACCATATAAAAACAAAGATTATGAAAGTTACTACATTATCATTTGAATTTGACGGGAGAAACGAACAAGAAGTTATTAACGTTACTAAGATGTTGAAAGAACTACTTTCGGGCGCTTCTGACGACGTTTCAGTAGAAACGCACATAGTTGCACCTAAAAAAGAAGAAAAGCCCGTAGTGGCGAGCAAAACGACCTCTACAGCCGTGCCAGCGTTTAGCGAACCATCGCAACCCGTAGCACCTACGTTCAGCGAACCGACAAAGACCGCAACCCCGAAGAAAGCGAAGCCCGAACCTGCAAAGGCAGAAGAACCTGCAAAGGCAGAAGAACCTGCAAAGGCAGAAG